AAAAGAATGATGAAGCCAGAGCCAAAGAGAAAGAGCTTGGCGAGAAACTGCAAGATCAGGAAACGAAACTCAGAAAGGCCCAAGATGATGTCAAGAAAAAGCAGTCTGCTATGCATGAGCTTGCTAGGACTGGTCGGCTGCGCCTCCCAGCCCCAAGTTGTCCACAAGCCAGTGCAAGTGCCACCATTGCCACTGGAAATCCACAACCCAGCCAGCCCGATGCAACCGAATCTGAGCGAGAAGTTATTGCAGCTCTTATCGACATCGCAGCCGAAGGAGACAAAGCCATCACCAAGCTCAACGCCTGCGCCAGCGCCTACGAAGAAGTAAGGAGACTTGTCAATGGTCAATAGTCAGCAGCTCCAGCAACTGCACATTGGTCCAGAGTGGGTCGATGCGCTTAATGAGACTTTCCAGCGCTTTGACATTTCAACGCCATTGCGCCAGGCTGCCTTTATTGGCCAGTGTGGCCATGAGTGTGGCAATTTCAAGGTGCTTGAGGAAAACTTGAACTACAGGGCTGAAGCACTGCAAAAGCTCTGGCCAAGGCGCTTTGACGCGGCCAAGGCCCAGATGTGTGCCAGGAATCCAAAGCTCATTGCCAACACTGTTTACAGCTCACGTATGGGGAATAGAGATGAAGCATCTGGAGATGGGTATCGTTTTCGTGGTCGTGGCTGTATTCAGCTTACTGGCCATGCAAATTATTTTCACGCTGGCCAATCATGTGGTGTTGACTTTGTTATGGAGCCTGAGTTGGTTGCTACGCCCCGTTATGCCGCTATGACTGCTGGCTGGTTTTGGGACACCCATAAGCTCAACCAGTATGCGGATAGTCAAGACTACAGGACCATGACCAAAAAGATCAATGGCGGGTTTATTGGCCTAGATGACCGAATCAAACACATCAACCATGCGCTGTCTGTCCTGACATAATTACCCCATGGCCAGCCAGACACAACAACTTGAGAATCCAGCACCCCCAACCCTTGGTTATCCCACCGAGGTGTATGAGCGCAGGCATTTCAATGAGAACAATGGCTCGCTGACGATTTACTTTAAAAAGCTGGCCAGTGTACTGGGGTCTTTGTTTGGACCAAGAGGTGGCCGATTTATGAACAACCCCTATGGGGCATTTCAAGACTCGACCAATCAGGTGGCTGCCAACACCACCACGGCCTATGCTGTCACATTTAACACCACAGACTTTTCCAATGGCGTGACTTTGGCCAGTGGGTCTCGGATTACTGTGGCCGATGCCGGAATCTGGAACTTGCAGTTTTCCATTCAATTTACAAATACGACAAATGCCTCTCAGGATGTGGATGTCTGGTTTCGGGTCAATGGTACAAATGTGGCCAACTCAAACAGCCGATTTGGCTTTGCACCCAGAAAAGGTGTTGGAGACCCGTATCACATCATTGCAGCCATGAATTTCTTTGTGAGCTTAAATGCAACCAACTATGTTGAGATAATGTGGAGACCAACCGATGTCGGTGTCTCCATTGAGCAATACGCTGCTGGAACAAGCCCGACAAGGCCAGCAGTCCCATCAGCCATTGTCACAATGAGCTTTGTCTCAAACATCACATAAATACTGCCATGTACATACCTTTAAAGCTACCCCCAGGTGTTTTCCGAAATGGTACTGAATACCAGGCAGCAGGCCGCTGGTATGACGCAAACCTAGTGCGCTGGTATGAGGGGACACTGCGCCCCATCAATGGATGGCGCACCAGGTCAAGCTCACAGATGACAGGCTCATGCCGAGGCATCATTACTTGGCGCGATAACAGTGGCAACCGATACATTGGCGCTGGCACACACTCCAAGCTCTATGCTATGAATGAGGCGGGAACACTCAAAGACATTACGCCAACTGGGTTCACCACAGGCTACGCAAGCTCTACAACCCTCACAGGCTATGGCTACAGCACCTATGGCACATTTGCCTATGGTGTGGCACGGCCTGACACCGGCACACCCATTGCAGCCACTACCTGGTCACTCGACACATGGGGTGAGTATTTGATCGCCTGCTCTTCATGGGATGGCAAGCTATATGAGTGGCAACTGGGCTTTGCAACGCCAACGCTGGCAGCAGCAATCGCCAATGCACCAGTCAACAACAAGGCGGTTTTGGTCACCCAAGAGCGAATCATCTTTGCCCTTGGCGCTGGTGGAAACCCAAGGAAAGTGCAGTGGTGCGACCAAGAAAACAATACTCTTTGGACACCAGCAGGCGACAACTTGGCAGGCGACTATGACTTGGCCAGCCCTGGCACATTGATCGCTGGCAAGCGGGTCAAGGGTGTGAATCTTCTGTTTACAGATGTGGATGTCCACACGGCCCAGTATGTTGGCGCTCCATTTGTCTATGGCTTTGAGAAGGCTGGCTCTGGCTGTGGTCTCATTTCAGCCCAAGCCGTGGCGGCCATTGACACTGCTGCCATTTGGATGTCCAGAGCAGGCTTTTGGATTTATGACGGCTATGTCAAGCCACTGCCAAGTGATGTGTCAGATTACATTTTTGACAATATCAACTATGCCCAGGCATCAAAGATTTATGCGGTCCATGTCAGCAAGTTTGGTGAGATTTGGTGGTATTACCCAAGTGCAGCCAGTAATGAGAATGACAGCTATGTCACCTACAACTACAGAGAAAACCACTGGAATATTGGGACTATGGCCCGTTTGGCCGGTGTTGACGCTGGTGTGTTTACTTATCCCTTGATGGTCTCAAGTGATGGCTACATTTACGAGCATGAGGTCGGCTTTAATTATGACAGCGCCAGCCTTTATGCCGAGTCTGGTCCAGTGCAATTGGGCAATGGCGACAACATCATGTCGGTGCGCCAAGTTGTCCCAGACGAGCAAACCTTGGGTGAGGCGGTGGTCTCATTTAAAACCCGAAATTACCCGACTGGCACACAATCCACATTTGGACCCTACACGGCAGCCAATCCGACTTCAGTCAGGTTCTCAGGCCGCCAAGTCAACATGAGGGTGACTGGCAACACTTTGGCTGATTGGCGGGTTGGGGTGATGAGGCTGGAGGCTGTGGCCAGCGGGAAGCGATGAGTGATCAAGAGCATTTGGAAAGGTTACGCCACCATGTGGAGGCGGCATTAGAATACTCTGGAGGCACACACAATTTTGACGATGTCACTGAGATGGTTGAAAAACAGCAATTACAGCTGTGGCCAGCCAAAGACTCGGTGGTATTAACAGAGATCATTGTCTATCCACAACTGAAGAATTTGCATTATTTCTTGGCTGGTGGCGACCTAGATGAACTCTCAAGGATGAGACCAATGATTGAGTCCTGGGGCAAATCACTTGGTTGCACCAGGGTGACTTTGGCAGGCCGAAGAGGCTGGGCAAAGACATTTTTGAAAGATGAAGGGTACAGTCCACAATGGTCTGTATTGGCAAAAAAACTTTAGGGGAAAAATATGGCATCAACAGCACTTGACTGGGCGCTCAACAATGGAATGACTCAGGCGCAATTTGATCAAAGAATTTTTGATGCTGTGCTTGATGCACAGCAAAAAGGCACTAGCAATGCCATGTTGCGCATAGAGATGGACCGGCTAGGCATCTCCTCAGAAGATGTGGCACGGGCCACTGGCGTGACCCCTGAAAGCGTACAAGAAAAGTACACTGCTGCACTGCCAAAAACTCGAGCTGAGTTAATTGCAAATGCTGCGGCTGATAAAGAGCTTGCAGAGCGTGCAGCCAAAGATACAACTGCAACCAAATTTTTCAAAAGCTCAAGAGATTTAGATGCTATAACTTCTGCTGGTCTTTTGACCAGTGATACTGAAAGAACTGCTGCTGCCAAAGCTACTGCTGATTTAGCGGCTTCACAAAAGGCTGCAATTGATAAATTGGCTGCTGATAATACGGCAGCGGCTGCTGCTGCGACTAAATTGGCTGCTGATAATGCGGCTGCAAAGATTGCTTCTGATAAGGCTGCTGCTGCTGCAGCGGCTGCTACTGCTGCGTCTAAAATAGCAGCCGAAAAAGCTGCTGCTGACGCTGCGGCTATTGCAGCGTCAAATGCAAGCTCTGTTGATAAAGCTGCGGCTGTTGTGGCTGCAAAACTTGCAGCAGATAAAGCCGCTGCCGACAAGATTGCATCAGATAAAGCGGCTGCTGCAGCAGTCACTGCCAAGGCCGCTGCTGATAAAACAGCTGCCGATAATATTATTGCTGACAAGGCTGCTGCTGCTGCAAGAGCTGCAACTGAGGCTGGATTGGCTGCTTCGGCTGCAAAGACTGCTTCTGATAAAGCTGCGGCTGACGCTGCGGCCATTGCTGCATCTAATGCAACTGCGGCACAAAAAGACGCAGCGGCTAAAACAGCTGCTGATGCCAAAATTGCATCAGACGCTGCGGCTGCAAGGGTTGGGACTGATGCGGCTGCAAGGGTTGGGACTGATGCGGCTGCGAAGGTTGCATCAGACGCTGCGGCTGCAAAGGCTGCTGCTGCAAGGACCGCTACAACAACTGGTACACGATCTCCAGCTTATGCCTATGCACTGGCAAATGGCATGACTGAGCAGCAGTATTACAAAAACATTTTTGATTTTTATAGCAAAAATTCTGGTCTGTCTGACTCTATGCTGCGCTCAGAGATGGACCGACTACAAATTAGTCCACAGGATGTGGCGGCTGCCACTGGTGTGACTGTGGAAAGTGTATTGACGCGCTACAACGCAGCCAAGGCTACAACGGCAGCAGAGATCGCAGCGCAACAAAAGGCCCAGGCTGATCTGGCTGCACGCCAAGGTCAATGGGCAGAACAACAAAAAGCCAATGAGACTGCATGGGCAGCGCAACAAGCCAAAAACGCTGCTGATTGGGCTGCACAGCAAAAGCTCACTCAGAATGCGCAAAATGCTTATGCCAACGCACCATTGACTCTGGGTCAGAAGTTTGGCAGTTACGAGTCCATCCCAATTGGCGCTCAATATAACCCTGCTGTGACTCCTGGTGGTGTCTCACCTTACAGCATGGTGATGGGCCAGATGACCCCATTCCAAAACCCTTATGCCAACTTTGTGCCTGGCACGGCACTGGGTGGATATAACCCGAATCTGTATAACCAGATTGCAGCAAACAATGCGGCAGCGGCAGCGGCGGCAACGGCCAAAGCGGCTGCTGATACAAAAGCAACCAATGATGCATTGATTATGAATGCCTCGGCTGGTGGTGCTGATGCAGCGGCTGCTGCTGATGCAGCGGCTGCTGCTGCTGCAGCACCTGGAGTGGCTGGTTCTACTGCTGCCACTGCTGCTGCGGATAATTCTGGCAACACATCAGGCGCAAGTGATGGAACAGATGGTAGTGGCAACACTGGCGGTGGACCAGGCACTGGCGCTGAAGGTGACGCTGCATTTGCCAAAGGCGGCATGGTGCGCAGTTTGCTTGGACCAGACCCTGAAGGACCAGATGATGGTCTCGGTTATTTGGACAAAGGCGAGTATGTGATCAAAAGGTCAGCAGTCAATAAGTATGGCCGTGGTCTTTTGGACATGATCAACGAAGGCAAAGTGCCAGCCAAGAAAATTAGATCATTATTGTATTAAGGGGAAAGAATATGTCTAAAGGTGGAAGCACACAAACAAGCTCAACTTCTATTGATCCACAGATCAAGGAAGCATTCTTATCTAATTTTCAGCAGGCCCAAGGTGTTGCCGGTGCATTGCCAATCCAGCAGGTTGCTGGTCTCAATCCAATGTACCAGGCAGGCGAGGAGGCTCTGGTCAACACCGGCCTTGCTGGCCCAGGCATCACTGGCACTGACATTGCAGCCCAAATGGCCGGTTATGGCGGTTTTTACCAGCCAGCAGAAATTAGGGCGCAGCAGACCAATCTTGGACTTGGTCAAGGGCCAGGCACTATTGGCTCTTACATGAATCCATATTCAAGTGCAGTGCGCACCAATGCATTGGCTGATTTGGAATCTGCACGCCAAGCGGCTATCAGACAGACTGGCCAGCAGGCCATGCAAGCCAAGGCATTTGGTGGATCGCGCCAAGGTGTGGCAGAAAGCCTGACCAATGCAGGGTTTGCCAAGCAGGCTGCCAACCTTGGCACAACATTAAACGAGCAGGCATTCAATCAGGCCATGGCCATGCAGCAGGCCGACATTGGCCGCCAATCAGCAGCCGACATTGCCAATCAGCAGGCAGGCTTGCAAGGTGCGCAGTTTAGACTGGGAGCAGCCAACCAGCTTGGCGGCTTGGCAGCGCAGCAGCAAGCATTGCGTCTTGGTGGCGCTCAAGCGGTCATGGGCGCTGGCGGTGCGCGTCAGGCTCTGGAGCAGCAACAAATGGATGCAATCCGAAATGTTGGCTTGCAGCGTCTGGGTGTGGTCCAGTCTTCATTGGGTGCGCAGCCTGCCAACCTTGGGATGCAGTCAACAACGCCCCAGTATTCAAACAAAGCATCGGGTGCTTTAGGTGGTGCTTTGGCTGGTGGTCAAATGTTTGGGCCATATGGTGCAGTAGCCGGTGGCATTCTTGGCCTTTTGGGCGGTTAAGGGGTAAAAAATGGCAACTCAATTTGATTTGGCATCATTCTTTGGTGGTGGTGGTGACAGTGAGATTGAAAAGCTCTTGTCAAGCAAGCAAAAAAGCCAATTGACCATGCAGGCCACACTGGCCGCTGCTGCCCAATTGCTGCAAGCTGGTGGCCGTGGCCCACAACGCATTGGCCTTGGCCAAGCACTTGGAGCAGCTTTGCAGGCTGGTCAAGGTGCTTATGAGAAGGGGACAACCAGTGCGGTTCAAAATTTGCTTTTGGGTGAAAAGCTGAGAGAGGGTCAACGCGCTAGAGACTTGCAAACTCAAGTCGCTGGTGTTTTGACAGGTCCAGCACCAACTCCTTTAAGTCCAGAGATGCAGGCTTTGGCGGCTCCTGGTATGCAGGCCGGCCCAACTGTGGCCCGTGCTGAATTGGCTTCAAGCATTCAGCCGCCAAGCGCTGGTGAAATTAAGGCTGGCCAATATCAACAAATTGCCGATATTTATGCGTCTCAAGGTAGGTCTGAAGATGCCAAGCGTTATCAGGAAATGGCTGAGAAACTCAACCCAAGGGCTGAAGTTGTTGGCCAACCATTTGAGGTGACTGACCCTAAAGGTAACCCCATTTTGGTCCAGCAGTACAAAGACGGCAGCGTGAAGACCATGCAAGGCTATGGTCCAAAGCGTGATGTCGTTTTGCAGAATCTTGGTGGCCAGACTGTGGCTATTAACAAGTCATCACTGAAAGGTGGTGAAACATATGCCCAGACAATGACTCCAGGAGAAACTGCCTCCAATATTATTGCTCAAGGAAACTTAGGTGTTGCCCGAGCCAATTTGGGTGTTGCACAAGGTGGCTTGAACTTGCGTCAACAAGAATTTGCCCGTAGTGGATTTGACCGAGTCGAGACTCCAGAAGGCTTTGCCTATGTGCCAAAAGCACCAGGAGGCATGGCCATGCCAGTCATGGGCGCTGGTGGCGAACAACTCAAAGGTGTCTCTGGCGGTAAACCGACAGAGGGTGAAACAAATGCTGCTGGCTTTGCCCAGCGCATGGAGTTGGCTCAAAGCATCATTGGCGGTTTGCCTGCTGGCTCACAACCAGGAGCAATGACTCGCACCCTTGAGGCCATCCCGTTTTTGGGTGGTGTAGCGGCTCGAAGCGGCCAAAGTGCCGACACCCAGAAGTTTGACCAAGCAGCACAAGACTGGATTCGCGCCAAGCTGCGCAAAGAGTCTGGTGCTGCCATTGGTGTGGATGAGGCGCGACAAGAATATGCAACCTATTTCCCAATGGTTGGAGATACGCCAGAGAAGATTGCGCAAAAAGCAGAAGCTAGGCGCGTAGTTACATTGGGGATGAAAAATTCTGCGGGTAAGGCATACACTCCTTACACGCCAATGAATAGAATTGTGACTGTGGATTACTAATATGCCATATTCAATTACCACCAAAGACGGCATCACGATCAACAACATCCCTGATGATGTTGCGCCTGACTCTCCAGAATTAAAGGAACGGGTTGCCCAAATCAGATTGACTGGTGGACAGACTGGGCCTGCTGCGGCAATGCCGCCAGACACATTGGGCCGGCAAGTGGGGGCCGCTGTTCGCCCCATGGCTCAAGCGGCATTAACTGCTGGTGGATTGTTGCCCATGGTGGTTGATCCAATGGTCAACTTCTTTAACCTGGCTGCTGGGACAAACATCCCAACACAAAGCCAAGCGGTTGAAAAGACATTGACAGGCATTGGGTTTCCAGAGGCCAGAACGCCCCAAGAGCGCATCATGCAAGATGTGGCCACTGCCGGTTATGGCACTGGTGGTGTTGCCCGTGTTGCCGGTGAAGTCGCCCCAAGACTGCCTGGCATGGCCAAGGACTTAGCCCAATTCTTTGCGCAAAGCCCCAAGGCACAGACAGCGGCTGCATTGACAGCATCAGGCGCTGGTGGAATGTTGCGTGAAGGTGGCGCTCCACCAGCGCTCCAAGTTGGTGGTGCAATGTTGGCTGGCATGGTCGCGCCTGGTGGCCCAACACTTTCAACAACCCAAAGAGCATTGGCAGCGCCAAGTGGCTTGGTCAAACCATTCACACAAGCAGGCCGTGAGGTGATTGTTGGCAATGTCTTGAACCGACTGGCCACAGACCCAGAGCGCGCAGCACTCAATTTGCAACAGGCCCAGCCACTTGTCCCAGGTGTGCGAGTGACCACAGCAGCTGGTGCGCGTGACCCTGGTCTTGCTGCGGCTGAGACTGCCATTCGCGGCTTAGACCAGTCTGGTGCATTCCCAAGCGTTTTGTCTTCAAATCAGCAGGCTTTGCTTGAATCATTTAGAAGACTTGGTGGCCGTGGTGGCGATGTGACCACCCCTGGTTCTATTCCTTATGCTGAAGCTAAACGTGCCGGCATTACAGGACCATTGCGTGAATCAGCGTTTGCCAACAAACAGCCAGTAAGTGTCGAGCCAATTACAAACGCCATCTCTGGCATCATGGCTAACCCAGCCACACAACGCAAAACAGTCGATGAGGCGATGGGCTATGTCAACAACTTATTGGCCAAGCGTGTCGATCCAGAGACTGGAACAATTGACCCCATGGCTTTGTACAGTGTCAGAAAAGACATCACAGATGCCATGGCTGGCAAATTGTCTGGTGAGCAAGCCAATTTGCGTCTGGCCAAAGGTCAGATGGCCGAACTGCTGCCAATCATTGACAATGCCATCGAAGCTGGCGCTCCAGGCTTTAAGAACTATATGCAAAAGTTTGAGAAGTCATCGAGCGCCATTGACCAGATGCGTCTATTGCAAGGCATTGAGTCCAAAGTCACAACTGGCCAACCCAACTTGATGACGGGTGAGCCAGTCTTGGCAGCGTCAGCATTGCGCAGGCAAGTGGCCACTAAGGCTGAAGAGATTGGCGCTCAATTGTCGCCAGCGGCTCAGACCCGTTTGGACAACATCATCAACGAGATCAATCGTGGTCAGGCTGCAACTGCACCAGGCGTGAAAGCACCTGGTTCAAATACATTCCAAAACATGAGCATGGGCAACATGATTGGCCGTGTGTTTAGTGAGTCATTGGCTGATAACACCACACTGCGCACCATGACAAGGCCGCTGGACTTTTTGTATAAATTGCCGGACCAGCAGATTCAACAATTGCTGGTTGAGGCTATGCTTGACCCCAAGCTGGCATCAATGATGATGGGCAAGGCCAACATTATGAAGGTTGAACCATTGGCCCAGTCGCTGCGCAAGAAGGCTGAACAAATGGGATTTGGCGCGGCTATTGGCGCACAGGAATAACTAAGACCCAAAAAACGCGGCCACAAGTGGGTCGCGTTTCACAACCCGTCTCTTTTGTCTACGTCTGGCAGCGTCAAAGTCTTTGTCGTCTGCACTCATTTTGTCGCGGTACTTTTTAATGCGCTCTGAGCCTGGCACTGGCCCAGGCGCTATGGCATCTTCACCATCCCCCCAAGACCACAGAGGCCGCCACTGGCCATTGGCATGGACCTTGGTGAATCCTGAGATGTGAACCAACTCATGGCGGTGCAGATCAAACAGGATTCGCGCTGCACTGCGCCTGGCACAAAAGCACAACTTGGCCAAGTCCACATCAGACAGATTGCCTTTTTTCTGGAGTGCTGCCTCGATGGCAGGCTCTACACGGGGCTTTAAGCCTCTGGCCATGTGCTGGTCTCCATTCGGGCTTTCAAGCGCTCCAGCATCGTTTTGACAACGAATGCACGGGCTTTGACCTCAGTGGGTATGGCGTGACCATAAACCTCTGGATGAAGTAGGTCATTGACCAGGTCGAGGCAGGCATCGATGGCGGGTGGAAGGTCATTTGTCACTTAGGATTCTCCATGCTGTGGCTGCGCAAAGTGGCACTTGGCCATTGCCGATCGCCTTAAATCTGTCCACTCGAGCGGCCACCCCATCAACCACTCTTGGAAAGCCGGATTCATATATCCACCAGTCTTTGTTTCCAATGGTTGCTCTAATTTCGGTTTCCAAGGTTTCATTCT